TTCGGTGGGCTTTCCTAGTTTCAGCCGGCTGGTAGACACGATTCACGATTATGTGTGGGAGCCGGAGGACGACGATGAGTGACCCTATCAACCCCACCCATTACAAGCGTGGGCCTTTGGTTCGCGGTGTCAGGGTCGAAGCTATTGATGTTACTCGTGAGGTTGCGGACTTCCGGTTGGGTAACGCCATGAAATACATTTGGCGTGTCGGATTCGGCGGTAAGGACAACAACATCGAGGACATTAAGAAGGCTGTCTGGTATCTCAACGATTGGTTGGAGCATCCGAATGAGTAAACGCATAGTAGTCATCCCTGACACACAGTTGCCGTACCACGACCGGAAAGCACTCAAGGCTGTAATCCGCTTCATCGGGGACTACAAACCCGACGAGGTAATCCACATCGGTGACGTAATGGACTTCCCTCAGCCTTCGCGGTGGACAAAGGGCACTGCCGGGGAGTTCGAGGGCAGCGTGTTCGCGGACTGCGAGCAAGCTAAACGCACCTTGTTCGAGCCGCTGCGGAAAGTGTTCGACGGCCCTATCGGTGTGCACGAGGGCAACCACGATGAACGCCCACGCACCTACCTGTCGAAGTACGCACCAGCCCTGGCTGAGTCCGGTGCTTTCAATATCGAAACTCTCCTTGACTTTAGGGAGTTTGATGTTAAACTTTTACCGGAGTTCAATAAGATCGCGCCGGGGTGGATCACTACGCACGGGCACAGGGGTCAGATTGCGTTGTCCCGTGTCGCCGGCAACACCGCGTTGAACGCGGCGGTGAAGTTCTCCACAAGCGTGGTGATGGGGCATACGCACCGTATGGGTGTGCTGTCGAAGACGCACGGTTACGCCGGCAATATCACTAGTCAGGTTACGGGGATGGAGGTTGGTCATCTTATGAATCAGAAGCTCGCCCAGTATTTGAAGGGCGGGACTGGGAACTGGCAGATGGGGTTCGGCATTTTGACGGTGGAGTCCGGTTATGTGAAGCCGGAGTTGGTTCCTATCAGCCGTGGAAGGTTCACGGTTGATGGGGTTACTTGGGAGGTTTAACTTGACTGTAGGTGAAACATACGAGCAGCGGTGGGTACGCAGGGACGCGAAGTTACAGGAGCGGCTTGCGGATATCCCGTCAAGGTTCACTAATGAGGCACTGTACGAACCCGCCCCCGTTGGGGTGGCTGTTCAGAACGCGGAGCATGACCTTTTCGGGACAAGCTTCACAAAGTTTTCTTCTCAGGTCCGTAGGGCTGCGCGGGCTGTCTCATATCAGTGGCCGGGGCTGCTTGACATTGAGGAAGCCGAACAAGAGTTGTGGGTTCACCTTATGGAGACTCCTGGGACGATAAGAAAACTGCGGGACGCTTTCGATGACAGGCAGCGTTTGAACGCACTTGTTGAGATAGGTCAGCAGATCGGCAATAAAGCCCTGACAGAACATCGCATTTTTATGGGCGACTTCCGGTACTCGGTGAATCAAGTTAAGCAGATTTTGGTTAAGGCTGCGGAGCAGGAACGTGACCCTTCCCTGAAGTTGCTTACGCGGTCTGCGCTTCTTGATCTGACACGCGGAACTGAGGCTTTAAGGAACAGAAACTCCGATTACACAGAGGCGATTTCCAAACGCTACAGGGACGGCATCGTACCTAAGCAGGGGGCACAAGCCTTTCGGTTAAGTGCCGCGCTTACTGCACTGACAACTGAAATGAACAGGGCTTTCAAACAATCCCACGCGGAGCGTTCGGACGGCCCCGGTACACGCAAACGGGTGTCTAGGGCAGCAGCAGCAATGGAAACGAAACGCAACTGGGATGACGACAGCGCCGAAGCTGTCAACAGATTGATTCAACAAGCGAAAGTGACATTCAACAGATGAGCAAATACAAGGACGAATACGGCTACAACGATGTTGACGCAATCCTACTTGCTGGGCGCGAAAAGAACCACGATGACCTCGACGGCTATCTGCGGTTTGACCCAGACGAATTGGATGACGAGGCGTATTGGGATGAATACGAGGACGATGATGATGCTTAATCTACTTGACCCTGTGTTCAACGGGATGGGCCGGTCAGAAATGTATCGCGCCCTGATCTTCCCGAACATTTTTCCGCATGAGAAACCGATGCTGATTGAGAACTGGTCTAAGCAGGATCGGGAAATGTATTGCGGCGGCATCTTCACGAAAGGAACTAAATGACTGACATTAACTGGGGACCGACCGGAGAACTGGTCTACAACCGCACCTACAGCCGAACCAAACCGGACGGCACCAAAGAAAACTGGGCCGAAACCGTCCAACGAGTAGTGGACGGCAACCTCGCCCTAGTCGATGAACGGCATCAAATCCCGCAGGAACGGGAACTGCTCATCGACATGATGCGGGACTTCAAAATCCTCCCAGCAGGACGCCACCTGTGGGCATCCGGGGTCACGAACGCCCAGCACCTTTTTAACTGCTGGGTGGCCGGCTGGACACCCAACCCAGCCGACCACTTCGAGTTCACCTTCATGCGGCTCATGGAAGGCGGCGGGGTAGGGGCGAACTACTCCAACAAATACCTGTCCGACTACCCGGCGATCCAACAGGGTTTGAAAGTTGAAATCGTTTGCGACGAGGACCACCCCGACTACCAGGAGTTAGCGCAAGCCGGGTTGCTGTCCATCGACTACAACTCCGACTGGGCTGGCGCGTTCCAGATCGAGGACAGCCGTGAGGGGTGGGCGGCAGCCCTAGTCGATCTGATCGACACCCACTACCGGGCCGGCGACGTTCACCACAACCGGGTGTTCGACGTATCCCGTGTACGCCCAGCCGGGGCGAAACTGAAAACCTTCGGCGGGAGGGCATCAGGTCCTTTGCCGTTGGCGAAGATGCTGAACGAGATTGCCGGGGTTCTATCTGCCCGTAAGGGGCAGATGCTCGACGGTATCGGGGCAATGGAAATCGACCACGCCATTGCACAGTGCGTTGTTGCCGGCGGGGTACGCCGCTCGGCACGCATGGCAATGATGCACTGGGCTGACCCGCAGATCGAAAAGTTCATCAACATCAAACAGGAATCGCTGTCGCACTGGACAACGAACATCAGTGTCGAAGTTGACGCGAAGTTCTGGTACCAGGCGCAACAAGGTGACGCTTGGTTGGCGTCGAGGGTGTTGAAGGCTATTTCGCGGGGAATGGTCAACAACGGTGAACCCGGCTTCTGGGACAGCGGCCTCTCCAACGTCGGCGAACCCAACCGGGTGGTGTGTACGAACCCGTGTGGTGAAATCACTTTGGAGCCGTGGGAGCCGTGCAACCTGGGGCATGTCAACCTTGCCGGGTTCGTAGACGACAACGGTGAAGTGGACCGTTTGGGGTTGCATCTGGCGCACGAACTGATGACCCGGTTCCTCATCAGGGCAACCTTCTCCGAGGTTGGTGACCCTAAGAGCCGGGAAGTGTTGGATCGTAACCGGCGCATCGGGGTTGGGCATTTCGGTGTCGCCAGTTTCTTGGCTATGACGCACCGCAAATACTCCAAAGCGCCTTCCGATGACAGGTTCATCGGGATGCTGGGTAGCCTCGCAGCGCAGGTCGATGTGGCTGCGGAGGGATTCAGCCACGCTTTGAGAATCCCTGTGCCGGTGAAGAAACGCACCATTGCACCCACCGGGACTATCGCCAAAATGCCAGGTGTGTCTGAGGGTGTTCACCCGATCTTTGCGAAGTATTTCATTCGCCGGGTGAGGTTGTCGAAGGTTGATCCGGAGCAAATGTCGATGGTGGACAAGTACGAGGCTGAGGGTTTCGAGGTTGAGGACGACATGTACGCCGATAACACGGTGGTTGTGTCTTTCCCAACTAAGGACACTTTGGTGCAGGCTGTCACTGACAGGTTCGGTGACGACGCCGAAGAACTCGTTGAGGCTGCCGACGACCTTTCGTTGCAGGCGATGTTGTCATTCCAGGCGTTGTACCAAACGCATTGGGCTGACAACGCTGTGTCTTTCACTGCGAATGTTGATCCGAAGCAGTACAAGCCGGAGCATGTTGAAACACAGTTGAAGGCGTTCGCCGGCCAGTTGAAGGGCTGCACCATATTTCCCGAAGCATCTATGCCTCAAAGCCCTTACGAGCGTTTGACTCGCTGGGAGTACCAGAGCGCCGTCGCTAAACAGGTCAGCGACGGCATTGATGAGGACTGCGCTTCGGGCTCATGCCCGGTGCGCTGAAGTAAAAACACCCAACAAGAAAGGTTATACCCTTGTCCGATTTCCCCTTTGATGATATCGACACCCCCGAAACCACCGCCGACAGCGGTGGTACTTCGAGCCGGCAGGTCCGGTTCACCTTCAAGTCAGGTGCCGGATATGACGTGCCGTGGACCACGGTGGACTACCCCAGTGTGGAGGCGGCTCACGCTGACCTTTCGGTTCCTGAGCGTCAGAAGCAGCTTGCGGAGTTGTTTGAGATTGTGGCGAAAGCGAACGCCGCGTTCATCTCGAAGAACGATGCGGTGAAGCCGGCACCGAAGCCTGGCCAGCCGGCACCGGCTGGGGCGCAGGAACCGCCGGCTGACGCACCGGACTGCCCGCCGGGGTGGACGTTCAAGACCGGGGTGGCGAAGGCTTCCGGTAAGCCCTGGAAGGGATTCTTCCCACCACGCGGCGACGACACCAAGCCGATCTTCTTCTAACCACCTTGACACTAGGAAGGGGAGCCCTTCGGGGCTCCCCTCCTGGGAAGGACACGTATGGACAAAACACCCACGCTGCACACGTTCCTGAAAGAAATCGAAGACCTCATCAGGGAACGCGACGAACTACGCCAGCGGCTCGACACAATGAAGCGTGAGAACCGCCGAAAGCTAACCGCCCGTGAGGAAAAAGAAATCCGAAACCTCGCCAGGGCAAGCACTCTCACACAAAAAGAGATAGCAGACTGCTATGACGTCAACCCGGCAACCGTATCCAGAATCCTCAAGGGGGTGTACCACAAATGAAGCAACACAAAAGGTTAGTGGACGAAACCCCAGTCGTGATTAACGTCGTGGAAACCATCGAGGACTTACAGCCGTTCTTCGAGTTCACCCGGCAACACAAAATCCTTGGGGTCGATTCGGAAACCACCGACCTTCGCATCTACTCCGACGACTTCCGTTGCCGGCTCGCACAGTTCGGCACAGCCGACGAAGCGTGGGTGATCCCAGTAGACAAAGGCGGGGCGTTCCGGCAGGCAACCCGAACGGTGTTGAAACAGTTAGACGGCATGGTGTTGCAGAACGCCTCCTTCGACCTACAGGTCTTCGACAGGTGCGTCGGAGTCCGCATGGAAGAACTCTGGCCCAAAGTCATTGACACCCGCATCCTGGCCCACCTGATCGACCCGCGTGGGGTGTCGGAGGGCGGGCCGGGACTGTCCTTGGAAGACCTCACACGGCACTACATCGACCCCGTGGTGGCCGATGAGGTCAAGGGTTTGATGAATGTGTTGCGGCTGCAACACAAAACCACCAAGGCGCACATCTGGCGTGTGGTGCCGTTGGATGACCCGCAGTACGAACTGTACGCCGGCATGGACCCCGTGCTGGCTTACCGGCTGTACCGCAAACTGAAACCGTTGGTTCCCCGCGAATCCGGTGGGCTCATCAAACAAGAACACAAACTCGCAGAAATCTGCGCGTACATCGAACGCAAAGGATTCCTGCTCGACGTCGAATACACCCGTGAGCTAGCCGAAACCTTCAGGGACACAGAGGAAGCGTTCTCGTGGAAAGCAAGGCAGTTCGGGTGCGACAACATTTTCTCACCGGAGCAGCTAGCGGACACCATCGAGGGCAGGGGTCACACCTTCACTGAGTTCACCCCCACGGGGAACCGCAAGGTGGACAAAGTGTTGTTGGAGCGGCTGTCCAGTCAGGGTGATGAGTTCGCTGAGGCTGTGGTTGAGGCGAAGAAAGCCCGCAAATGGCGAACAACGTGGGTTGACGGGTTTTTGGCTGGGGTGGATTCGGAGGGGCGTTGCCACGCCTCGATCAACCCGTTGCGTGCCAGAACCGCCCGTATGTCGATCACGGGTATCCCGGCACAGACGTTGCCTGCCGGGGATTGGGCTGTTCGCCGCTGCTTCATTTCCGATCCCGGCGAGGTTATGGCTTCGGTGGATTACCAAACCCAGGAGCTACGTGTTCTGGCTGCGTTGTCGGGGGATCAAACAATGATCCGCGCTTTCCAGACCGACGCCGATTTGCACCAGATCACCGCCGACGCATCGGGGGTGGATCGCAAGATCGGGAAGATGGTGAACTTCGCCTACGTGTACGGCAGCGGTGCCGGCAATATCGCGGAGCAGGGCGGCATCGAGGTTGGTGTGGCGAAACGGGTGATCGCCGGGTTCGAGAAACGGTACCCGAAAGTCAAAGAGTTATCCCAAAGTTTGCAACGCAAAGCTGTCGGTGACGGGTTCATCACGACACCGTTCGGGCGCAGGTTGCCGGTGGATAAAGACCGACCGTATGCGGCCCTGAATTACATGGTGCAGTCCACGAGCAGGGATATCACCGCCCAGGCTTTGCTGCGTTTGCATGACAAAGGGGTCACACCGTTTGTGAGGTTGCCGATTCACGATGAGGTTTTGGCGTCGGTGCCGGCGCACAAAGCCGATAGCGCAGCCAAGGTCATTGCACAGGTCATGTCCACCACCTTTAAGGGTGTTCGGATCGGTGCCGATGCTGAGGTAGGCGGCAGGTCATGGGGTTCGCTCTATGGCGCAGATTACTGAAAGGAAAATTATGGAAGTTATTAGTAAGCATTTGAAGATCGCTTCGGAGAGGGCTTCAACTAACCCCGAAGTTTCTTCGGCTAATTCCTTGGCAGCCATTGGGCTGCTCTTACAACAGATCGTCAACGAAAGGGCTAATCATGGATGAGCGGGACTTCTTCGACCACCTGTACCAACTGTGGTCTAAAACCACGCACGCTAAAGACGGGGCGTGGGAAATTGCTGATGACGGTGAACACATTCTGGTGGATGTTGAGTCCACTGATAAGGATGGTTGGGAGCAAACTATCGGGTACGGCATGTATAAGCAGGACGCTGAGTTCATTTCTCAGGTTCATGCGGCTTTACCGGAGATTGTTCGGCAGGCGTTGGCTGCTTTCGATGAAGCGGACAGAGCGGACCACGAACGGGACGCCCGTGAATGCCGTATTGCCGAATTGGAGTTAGAGGTCATGGAGTTGAAGGCTGATCTGGAAGGGCTGATCGCGGGATGATTGGGATAACAGCACTTGTAGCCGCACTGATACTCGCAGGGGTAGCCACTTTCGCTTACTTCGGCGGGTATTGGTACCAACTTCTCACAGGTAAGGACGAAGATGAATGATCTTGCGCTAATCGCTGCGGTGGATCAAGCACACGCAGAAGCGGAACAAACCCTCACCGCCCTTATTGGGTGGTGGGGGGAAACCCGCAA